GAATCCTAGTATAATCTGCAAAACCAAATGTGCAAATAAAAAGGCAGAACAATTACACGTTAAGCCCTCAAAGTCAGCACAGTTATAAGACTTTTTATAGCCCGTATTTTGTCGTTAGATAATTTTCAACATTAGTCTTGTCTCCGCTGCTAAGAATACCCTGATAGATTATTACTTCGTAGATATCGCCGTCAAAGTTCCCACCTGATTTCTGTCCACCTATAAAAAAATCTTGATGTGCTGTTACAGATGGATCTGTATCGCCGTTCGTGCTAGTGGATGTTGAGTTAACTTTATAATAGCTACTGTTGCTTTCCCAGTACAACGCACCTAAAAATATATTAGTTGGGGTGTGCACAATGGGTTGAAAAATACCTAACGATGTATTCCAACGTAACCCTCTTGACCCCGTGGATAATTCTTGTATCGCGGCTGTAGCATCGGCAAAGTCAGTATCTAACGCAAGAATCGTACTAAATTCGGCCACATCTGCTTTTGCGACCACATATATTACATAATCATTTTCCGTGTTGAGACTGCTAATTGCACCGCTATTTAGCTTGTCGTTTACGCCGTCAAAGTTCAGCGCATCCGGTGGTCCAGCTACGTAAGTAGGTTCATTAAAAGAAATACCAGTCGTGAAATTATTTCCGTTTCCAGATAGATCCACCCATGTCGCATAAGTTCCAGAATTGTTACCTGAATTCCCATCCCCATCCACATCACTTGCAACAAGCCATGCCACAAGGCCATGCACGTCAGTAGGATCAGAAAAAGTAACTGGCGGTGTCCACTTATCATACCAGCCTCCTGACCCTGTTGTAATTGTAGCGTCATTGCCGCCAATGCGATTAGCAAGAGTCGTTCCAGTTCCTTCTGAAAATCGAAAATCTAGTGTCGCACCATCACCAGACATTCGGGCATTATCAATCTCCCCATCAAACCATTGATCACCACTACCACCATTACTACCACGGCGACCAATACTTGTTTTCGCGTTAATACTAGCTGACCCGAAATCTGCCGAGGCTTGTGAAATAACAGAAACGCCATCGACGAAAACAGTGAGATCTGTACCATTATAATTTACTTCAAGCGTATGCCATTCGTTTGCTGTTATATTTGCGGTCGTACTGGTAAGCACTCCATGGCTCCACAGTGTCGAAGCTGTTGTATAATGAAAAAATGCAACTTCATCGTTTGCGAGTCGAACACACGTAGCTCCTGCATTATTGTCTACACTTGCCCCTACAACTGCAATAATAGCCATAGTACTACTACTGACTGTATGCGGTCGAAACTGTGCTTTCCAGTTAAAGGGAGAACCGGCATTGCAAGACATTCCAGTAGGAACATTAACCCATGAAGCAGCACCGTCGAAGGTATAAGCCCACCGATCCCCCGGCTGCGACCACTGAGCCAGCCCAAACAAAGGCAACAGCAGCAGACTACTCCATATAATAATCCGAACCATCATAATACAAGCTATATTTTCCAGATTGAGTAATATTAAGAGTCCCCACCGCCGTCTCATCCATCCAGTAGACGTTTCCGGGGAAGGTAACTGAGTCAGTGCCGGCGACATTCCGAAAATGAAGAGTCCCGAAAAGCGGATCAGTAGGATTCGCAAATTCCAGCGTGATGGATGTGACCGAGGTCATATCAAGCTGAATGACCTTGAAATTCTTCGAGTTCCAGTCGATTAAGGTATCTGATTGCAGGAGGACGGTGTCTAGGGTGATCCCTCCACCGCCACCACCCAGGCTATCCGGGTGCACAGGAACCATATTCCCATCAGTATCCCACGCCGCAATGTTAACGGCCGAACCTGATATCGTACTACCCGTTCCATACTGAGGCATACGAACAACCTTTTCGGGGGAAATTGCAAAAACAGTTTGAAAATCAAAACCTCCGGCGCCATCACCGTCCTGCGCCATTGATATACCTAAGCTATCAGCAGATTGATACAATCTAAGACCTAATGTGTCTTTCGGTCCTGTTAAGCCCGCGTATTGAGTTTCATGAAGAATTTCATTAAATCCTCCGACACTCCGACTGTGACGAATAGCATCAGTCCATTTATTCCAGGCATATCGACCAGTTGGATTAGTAAAATAAGTTTCTCCTAGATCAAGCCTAGCAGCCCCCCCAAACCACGTTGATATCCCCATTACCGGAATTTGGATTTCCTCGCCCAGCCCCATACCAACCGTGTCTAGCATCATGCCTTGATAAGAATCCCAACCTATCACACCTATAGGATCTGTGATATTATAAGTCCACCCAAGAAAAGCTGAAGTTGTATCATTGTATGAGTTAATGTTTCGAAACCACGTATTGGCGCTATTGGCCACTGGCACAAATACCGTTTTGCCCGGCGGCACATTGAATACATCCAAATACTCAGTGAATCCAGACCCAGTTGCAGGACTCGGCGTGAAATAAGGATTTGCAAGTGAAAACCGCCTACTATTCGCGTTAAGCGTCCTGTTTTCAGTGAGAGTCAGGTCGTTTTTTCCAATATGGATATCTGGAAGAATAAGTAATAACGTATCCACCCCCTGAACAAGAAAAAGAGAATCCCCAGCCACGTACGCCGTATCCAGACCGCCAAGGTCGGCCACGTAGTCAACAACCGCCTTGGTAGTAGGTATGCTAATGTGATCAGCCCCAATAGCAGCGATGAGCGTATCGATGTTCTCGATCGAATGCCCCGCAAGCTCCAGCTTCTGCCGGATCTTCGCCTCATCGACCACCAAAATGCGCTGAGCACATCCAGTATGGACGTACAGCACCAATAATAACCCAATAATTAACCTCATTTCAAATAGAGTTTAAACGCCGCTGAAACGGCTGTAAGATGGATGGTAACATCACTTCCATTCGCGTACCAGGGGCCGTACAGGATAGCCCAACCGTTCGATCCGATCACCCCTAGGCTGACCTCATCGCCTCCGGACGTGATTCCTACTTTCACTTCTGTATCTTCTGCGCCAATCACAACCACCTCGACAAGCAGCTTTCCGTCCGGCAAGGTGACGGTGTCCGATCCTGTTACGACGATCTCAATAACGCCGGAAGCCCCGCCGGCAGCAAGGGCTATTTCGTCCTGTATCTTCGACTCCAGTTCCGTCTCGTCAATTGCGCTGAGGGGAAGCGTGTCTTGTTTGTGCCAGTACGAATCCAGCCAGTTCCAGAACTGACTTTGCAGCGGCTTATCGCCTGTTTCGAACCATGTCTTCAACACTTCTCTTGCGGTAATAGCCATTAGTCTGCGATTCGTTGAACAAACATTAATACTCGATAGGGAGGCCGGTTCTCATGAGCCTGGCCGCCGCCTTCGGATGGGATTGCACCAGGTGCGGTAATAACATCCGGTTCGCCCGGAGTTACGTCGGTTGCAGCGGAGGTTTTGTTCTCCCCGGTCGTTGCCCGCCGGATCAGGCCAAACTCTCCCTCATCAATCGTTGATTCAGTGTGCTGGTGAGCCGGCATTTCGTTAATCGTAAGGGTGTGCGATTTCTCGCCGCCGGCCGCGCCAACATTCTTGTAATTCGCGTCCCATACCCCGCCGCCTGGATCGCTCGTGCGTGGATCGTACCCAACCGGGAAATATCCACGCAGATCAGTCGTGCCGTTGGCGCCGTTGCACAATGCCCAGCCGTGCCAGGCCCATTTTCCGAGGCCAGTGCCGTCGAACATGGCCGTATCTCCAAGGAACATTTGCACTGTTCCAAGCGGCGACATCTTCCTGCGGTAGCTGTATTCAATTCGATCCTTGGTGTACGGATCGAATGTGATATAATTGCCGCTGACAGGCTCTGAGGCGGTCCAGGTTCCATCTTCCTTGAAGTAGGCAGGGTAACTACCCGAATAACTTGGAGCTTCTACGTAAGCGCCTCCCAGGAAGGCAGCGCCGGCCGTAATGTCTACGCTTGCGCCGTCTACATCGCTCTCCATGCCAAAAATCACGTTTCCGTCTCCGAAGGTATTTCGGATGATATCGATCAGGTTGGTGAGGGTTTCCGCACGGACCAGGTCGGCCCAGTTATTCGATCCCGGACCGCTCCCGAAACGCGCTTTCTTGGTGAAGTAGCGATCATAGAGCGTTCCGTTCTCGTTCGCCTTCTGCTCGGCGGTGGTTTCGATGATATAGGTAGCGCCTACGCTACCGCCTTCGAAAAAAATAAAGTCGCCGTCTTTCAAGATCCAGCCGTCGCCGGCCACGCCGCCGATGACCGTCAGGCCGCTAACGATCACATTGTCAGCGCCAGCCATCTTGGCCAGTCCCCGGACAGCATCCAGGTAGGCGCTTTGAAGAAACCCAAGCGTTGCATCGCTTTCGAGTGGAAATCCGTCCGGAGCCGTTGAAAAATCTGCGTAGTTCATTCGTATATGATTCTGTAGCGCTTGGTTACTAATTTATACCGATCGACAAATCCTCTGATACTGCTTTCACTGCTTTGCATACCGTCCGGCAGGATCACCAGGAAGTCCACCGACCGGCCGGAGAGGAAAACCGGCAAATACAACGGCCGGTTTTCCGACTCCAAAAAGATGAATACCGGCTGCCTGGCCTCCACATCTTCAACCTCGATGCGCTGTAAGTCGGGGTCAAAGTTTTGATTCAGCCAGTATTGCAAAATTCGCTTTTGTCCGGTTATCGCCAATTCCTGATCCACATAGGCGCGGTACAGGTCGAACCGATTCAAAAGTATCGATATGGGATTGATAAAAGCCAGCAGCAAGGCTTTCAATTTCGGCTGATTGATCGCCGACCAAATGTTATTCCTGATCAGCCTTGTCCAGCTTACATCATACTTAGACATAGGCCACGTAGTTTATGACCAGATCCGCCGGGTCATAGATGCGGATTGTCCCGGCGAAAGGATCATAATCCACGTCAACGATCACAAAGCTAGTGCTATCAAACCGGGCAGCCTGGCAGTTACGAATTACTGGAACCTCTACGCCCTCAACTTGTTGAAGGGCATCGGTCAAGTGAGATTTTACAAACCGGCCATTGTACGGAAGGTTCTTCAGGAAATCCGTGATTGCATCCTCCACCGGCGCATCCGCCGAGCCATCCAGGCGGGCTCCATCCGATCCCAGGATGGTAGCATCATAATACACGTCGAGCGTAAGCAGCATCTTGTCTGGGTCAGCGTTTCTCAGTTCCATCTGCACCCCCGCGTCCTTGATCTCGATCATGTAAGCGAGCACCGCATCATATTCGGTACTGCTCAGCTTCGCCGGTTGCCCGGAGCTGTCCTTGTTCACCTTGACGATCAACACGCCGTCGTGTTCCACCACGGCGGCATAGGCTACGATCTGACTGTTAGCAATATCATCTGGGTCAATGCCGGTATTATCATAGGTGTCCAGCCCTTCCGCCAGGTCATCGCCATACTGGAATGCTCTGGCCTTCGTCTGATACCATCGCGCCGTATGGGCCTTTTGCCCGGCAAGTAATTCATCTACTTCCGTTCGGAACAGATCGTAGATGTTTTCCAAGGTCACGATCGCCACCGCAACCACATACGCTAAAAGCCGATAGATCGCCGTGGCGCTCCCTGATGTGAGCGCGCTGAGGGTACTATCCGCCGCGATAGCGTTCAAGATTTCCGTTTGAACAATTGCGATCGTTCGTGCCATTATGATGATTTAAAGTCTATTTCGATATACCAATACCCAATTCCTTCCGGGTCATAATCTCCACTGCTTGTCTCCGTTGCCGGGGCCCAGCCATTACGAGCGAATTGCGCGGCCGTTCGCTTCGAATATGCCGCCGGTAATTCCAGTTCCTGCCCGGCCTGAAGCGTAGCTGTGTAAGTCAGGCCGTTCAGGCCGGCCAGCTCATAGACCGCTTCTGCGCTTCCGAGCCACTGCACGGCAATGTCCTGAAGACTCTGTCCTGGCTGCACGATTATCACGCCCTCCCGCCTATAATCCGCATTCACTTCAATTACGATCGCGGAGTTGACCAGGTCGCCGGGATCTCCTCCCTCCGTAGCCGGCCGGTATCCGCGCAGATCGTACGCACGTCGGATTCTTTTATCGCGCACTTCAGGCAATTCCAGTTCCTGGCCGGCCAGCAGGCTCGACGTAAAGCCGATCCCGTTGAGCCTGGCCAGCTCGTACGCGCCTTCCGCACTGCCCAGCCACTGCACGGCGATATCTTCCAGCGTCTGTCCAGGTTGTACGATTGCACTAGCCATAATGCGCTTTCACGTTTACCTTGTCTTCAATGACCCGGATGCTCTTCACCGTCATCCCGTCGGTTTCGAATTCGCGCTTGATGGCGCCGTTCAGATCTCCTCCAATATCATCCTGGAGCCACGAGCGCAAGTGCACGCCCCTGGTCGGAAACTCCCTGATCTCGCCTTTCGCGGTCAAAAGCAGTAATTCCTGGTGTTGTTGAGTGCTTTCACCCATCACCAGGTCACCGTTTTGAATTAGCAGATCAAAATCATCATCCAGCAAAATATCCGTCGGCATCAATCCGTAATTTTAACCCGGCTACTCAAATGAGTATCCAGGTCGATTAATTCAATTTGCGCTTTGATTGCCGTTGAACTGGCATTCAGTACCCCATAAGCCGGGGCCAGTGGCGCCAGTACGCCGGCTGCTGCTGCTGCCTGCGCGGTCGTGAATGTCCCGAGAGCATCCAGTAGCGTCTCGATTTGAGTAATCAGCGTTGTCAAATTCGTATTCAACTCTTCTCCGAGCACTGCTTTGCTGAGATTATTATTTCCGATCCGTATCGTAGTACCATCTATCCGGATCTCCGTCTCTTCCTCCGCGTGGATCTGTACGTATTGAATCGAGCCGGCCTGCACCAGTACAAAGTCCTGATCTTGATTCCCCAGGTCGGTAATGATCACTGTACTACCCACCTCCGGAACCGTCATCAGGCCCGGCACGCCCGGCACGGCATTGATACGAACATCGAGGTAGTCGTTTCCTTCCGCGTCCTTTGCATCGAAAAGATAGTTCGACTCGTCCACGCTCTGCACCGTAGCCACGATCAGCCCACGCCCGCGCCGGGTCTTCACAAAATCCTCGAATGCTGTAGTCAGGTTCATCAATTCAATTTTAGTCCGAGCTTGACTTTCCTACGGCCGCCCCGGGTCGAAAGCAAGGTGCGTACGCTTTCCACCAGGTAATCGCCTTCCGGGTTGTCAAAATTATCGTCTCGTAACCGGATCGTATTTCCAACGCGGCACACCGGCAATAGGAACCCTTCGAGACTCCCCTGGTAGCCCGTGAACCGGTATTTTAATATTTCCTGTTCGGCTCGCTGGCCGAGATCCTCGCCCGGCGCCAGGTTGTAGAAGTAGACCGTTCGCTGTTCACCGTCTGGATCTCCAACCGTCTTCTCCGTAAAGACATTATCCCTACTGACGGAAATAGCCTTTACCCGAAGGCGTTTATCACTTTCATCCGTCCATTCCAGGCTATGATCGATCACGTTTTGACCGATCGTATATTTTACCACCGTTCCGTCGCTTTCGCTGGCCAGGCTCACGGCCATCTCGCCCGGCGCCCGGAAGTAAATTGTAAGACCATAGTCCTTCGCCAGCTTCTCAAGGGCTTGCGCTGCGTTCACATTCCGAAAGGCGAAGATTCGAAAAGTGATAACCGGAGGCGTGTTGATCAATCTTATCGGCGTGTCGGCAACGATGAAATTAATCAGCGTCTCCAAGTCTACATCCCGGAAACTGCTTTGTAGCCGCTTCCGCTTCAGAGTGTACACCTCATCTTCGCACTCGATTACCAGCGGCATAGTCGGCTGGATATTTTTTACATAGCCTCGAAATTCTTCGACCAGGTCGCCGTCGTACCCCATTCGGATCACGACCGGATCTCCTACCTGGAAAGTCTTGGCGGTTTCTACCTCGCTGATCAGCTCCCCCTGGCGTTCCAGGCGGGCAGTGGTCGGAAGTCGAAGAATAGCCGAACTGCCAATCTTTTTCATATTGGTGACGATCTCAACGCTATTCACGCGCCTAAACCGCTTACCGCCTATCTCCGCTTCCATGTTGATCACGAACATGCTAATCAATTGTCAAAATAAAGTCCTCATCGCTGTAGCAGCGAAATTCATACGCCTGCGCGTGCTGGATGCCGATCATCTCCGGAAAGTCCGCGTCGGTGATAACCACGCGATAGATTCCGAAAAGACTGGTCAATGCACACTCGATATCAAGAGCCTCTTGCCTGGCTTCCAGATCCCGCAACTGCGAAACCTGGTCTTCCGGGTAAAACTGGGTGCTCTGTGAATTCACGGCTATTCCGCGAATAACAATTTCCCAGTCGTCGAGGTAGATCAATTCCTTCACACTTCCCGGCCGGCCGCTACCGGTAAGGGTAGTGCGCTCGATTCGCTTTGAGCGGCGCAGGCGCAAAGTCGGCTCGTTCGGCAGAAGTATGCCGCCCAATCGCACCGGCATGAAGATCGACCGACCATCGTACAGTTTTGAATTCAACTGGTTGCGGACAGTCAGGAATTCCGTTCCTTCCTGCGTATCGGCGTCCGGATAGTCGTATTCAATATCAACCGCGGTCCTTTCCGCAATCTCGCTGGCGTCATATCCTCGCCCGCGGCCAAAGGCCCGCTGAAACAATCCCGCTATGCTCAAATTCAGTTCACTCATTGCGTTTGATTTGCGGTATTGAGTACCTGCATCAGCTTTCGCATTACGATATCAGCCATTTCCTCAGCCCCTTCCTCGATCGTTGCCGCCGCTATGCGAAGATCTCCAACCAGGCTTTCCAGGTTGATCGTGATATTCTTCGTAGAGCTGCGGCCGGTAATGCCCGACAGCCCTTCGGTGGTTTTTATGTCTGATGTCGGCGCTGTCCCGGCGCCCTGGTCGGCATTGCCGGCGCCGGTGTGATTGCTTACCGCATCCGTATTGCCCTGGCCGGCCACTTTTTCCGCCTGGCTGTTTTGCCAGCTTTCGTATCCTTTTTTCCAGCCGCGCCCAACGGCATCGCCAAGGCGTTTGCCGATGTTGAAGCTATTCTGTTGCAGCATCGCCCCGGCGTCGGCCAGGCTCTCTGCAATCATTTGTTTATCGAAAGTGAAGATCCCCTGGATCAACTTACCAAGAGTGAGGAATGGTTTAACGACAAAATCATACAGGATTCGCCCCCATTCTTTCAGCGTTTCCCACATACCGATAATGAACATGCGGAAACCGGCAAACCGATTCCAGGCATAGATCACACCGGCTACCAGGGCAGCGAGAGCGGTAATGACGATTGCGATTGGATTGGCGGTCATGATTGCATTCCAATACAGTTGCGCCGCGGCTGCCAACCCGGTCGCCGTCTTGACTAATCCAAGCGCCAATGCATAGGTTTGGGTTATTGCTACCACGCCCAAAATCACGCCGCCGATCGTCATGAACATATTGATATGTTCACGGATGTAACCGATCGCGGGAATAGCATATCTCTCCAGGAAATCAGTAAGGGTAGGAAGTAGTTTAGTTCCGAATTCGACTTGCAGTAATTCAACTTGATTTTTCCACCGGGACATAGCCGCCGCCGGGCCATCCGCGACTTCCGCCGCCAGCGGCCCAAATTCATTTTGTAGTTGTGCGGCAAATTTAGGAAGGAAGTCTTCAGCCGCCACCTGCCCGGTCTCGAGCATCTTATTGAGTTCGGCCTGCGTGACGCCCATGGCTTTGGCGGCAATTCGGAAGGCCCCCGGAAGCCGCTCCCCGAGCTGGCCCCTAAGTTCTTCAGCCTGCACTTTCCCTTTGCTTGCGATTTGGCTGATAGCCAGAAAAGCGCCTTTCACCTGGTCGGCGGGAAGCCGCATCGCCGCGCCTACTGTAGCCACGCCCTCGAAAATCTTTCGAGTGGCTTCGCCTTGCAGGTTTGTGCCCTGTAAAGAGGCTGCAAGCTGCTTGAACCCCTCCCGGCTGGCCGATAGACTTACGCCCAGACGATCGGATGTTTCTTCAAGGTATGCGATCGTTTCGGCGCCCTGGCCGCCCGTGGCGAAATCTATAGCTATATTCTGTGCATCGAATTGAGCGGCGGCGTTGATCGATCCTAATGTAGCCAGTCCCAGGCCAAGACCGGCCGCCCATCTTTTCACGCTTGATAGCGCTGAAGAAAAGTTGTTGTTAGCCTTGCGGCCAAAGCGATCCGTCTCCTCGCCTGCTTGCCTCACCGATCGGCTCACCTGGTCTACGCCTTTATCCAGTCGCCCCACCGCCTCTTCCGCGGCGCTGACCTGGCCGATGCCGGCCACCCTGAATGCTATGGAATAGATCCAATTCACTTATGGTCGCGCTCTTGTTTGATGATTTCCAGCAGGATGGAATATTTTGTGGCCCATTCCCAATCGGTCAGGGCGTCCGGATCTGGAAGTGAAAGATGATATTGTAACTGGGTATCGATTGAAACGATCGACTGTTCGACCAGGTCAATCGATACCCCGGCCTGGATCAGAGCTTTTTTACCTCCAGCTTTTTAGTACCCAAGAGGTCGTCAATGCTGGCGGTAAGCTGCGTATGATAAGACACGCCTTCATCGCTCTTCAACATTTCGGCGGTCACATCTCCGCCCAGGTAACAATTGGTAATGAAGGCGTCGGTCATCGCTACAACGCCCTGGGCGCCCTTGCTCATGATGAGCTTCATTTCCTTTCGTAGCGGCTGCTTGAAATACACCCGCGTTCCATCCTCAAAGTCAACGTAGAGCACATTGCCCTGCGCCTTCCATTCCTCCACCTGGTTATTCTTCATTTTACTCGGCATTTTAAAGCGTATTTAATGTGTTTTGAAAAGCCCTTAATTGTGGCTTAAATATCCTCTTGGAAGGCCGTCGCCACAAACGGCAGTTCGATCGCCATCTGCACGTCTCCCTGGGCCATCCCTTTCTCGTATTCGGATACGTTCACCCCACGGATAACGTCCGTCGTCGCCCGCTCTTCATTCTCGTAGTTGATCACCACCTCAAAGGCTACCTTGGTAATATCCAGGGTTGGATTCACCTTTTTGATAGCCGCGTTGATCGCGTCGAGTTCCGCCTGGTGAACGGTCAGCGTACCGGAGACTTCTTCGTTTCCTGTAAGGATGTGCTGGGTTTGATTGCCACGTCCGTATTGACGTTCTTTCGAAACCGTACGTTTCACTTTGACGTCGGTGATCCCCTCGATGATCCGACCAAAGACCGCTACGGATATGTCTTTCCAGCCGTATTGCTTGATGTATGATGCCATGATTAAGCGTTTGCGTTATTGACAAAGCCCAGCTCTACCTCGATCTCTCGCAGGTAACCTACCGGGGTGATACGGATCTTGATGCAGACCTTACCCGTACTGAGCACATTCTGCGCCGGGTCGACTTCAACCGACACGCCTGAAATCTCTCCGGAGGCCGTCATCTGGTTGTCGATCACGGTGCGCACTACTTCCTGTAAGTACTTTGCCTGGCCGCGCTGGATCTGCCCGGTAGCCGGATCGATCAGCACCTCATCGAGCAGTTCCTGCACATAGGTGCGATAGGCCAGAAAGATTGCTTTGTCGATTACCCGGCCGTTAGCCAGTTGCCCGTAATCATCGCTGGCCGGCGCGGCCATCGGATCATCGGAGAAATAATATCCCGCGAACCCAACGTGGCGCCGGAAGGTGATGAAGCCCTTATCATGAATAGTGGCGACGTCGCCGGCGGCTTCCTCTACGGTACTGGTCCCGATATAGGCGGCGGTGATGGGTAGGGCGTTGTCTTTCACCCGGCCCAGGTTGCGCTGCACGGGAATTGCAGCGGCACGACCGAGGGCAATGCCCACGGCCGAAGTGGCGCCGCTGGCGGTATCGCCAAGCATGACCGCTACGCGGTTGGCCGTCAGCGCTCGAAGATCCGGCAGATCGCCGGGCGTATCGTTGTAGGCGTACACCGGCAGGATCACCCGGAAGGGCTTGTACTGCGCCGTGTAGGCTACCGCCAGCGCCTGGGCTTTCGTAATCGCCGTTTCCACATCCGCGTCGATGCCGTTGGTTACCGTCGGCGAATAGCCGCCGGCCGGATTGCGTACGACCGTCAGAATGCGAATGCCGCCGTTCGCTGCGTCGAGCAGCAACTTGGCATAGTTGGCTTCCGCTACATCGAGGATGGTGGTAAGGCTTGCGGCCTGGGCTACGACCATTATCCAGAGTTGAGCGCCGGTCAGGGCTATATCGTAGAACTCTTTGATCGCTTTGTGCGCATCCACGGAGTTGTCGGTATCATAATCGGCGTCGATCCCCAGGGCTTCGGCTTCCGCCAGGCTGGTGATCAGCGCCGGGGTAGCCAGGTCAAGACCGGAAGGCGCCGGCCCCTGGAGGATCATCCCGGCCAATCCATCGTTGGTCGGGACAGTGAGCCCCAACGCTCCATTTCCGATTTGTATGTTAATCTTTGGTAAAGCCATTTTTTTTTGGTTGTGGATTGACGGACATCACTGTCCGCCAATCCTTGATGATCCACCCGTTGTTTTTGCAATCAGGCGAAGGGCCGCCTCAACACCTACCTTGGTGGAGAGACAGCCCGCGCGCCGAGTTCTTATTTGCTTTTGCTGTGCGTGCCGCCGCCCGACCGTCTGTTTGGGATAATGCTCTGAATGATTTCGCGGAGCCAGATGAACCAGGCGTTATCTTTTTGGGTAGGCGTCAGGTTTACAACAATCTCAATAACCCCGATCAGCCCGAGTAAAAAGGCTACCCAGTTGAGTTTAAGCCACCCCCAGAATTCTTGCCAGATGGTGGGATCTTCCTCCACCGGATCTTCTACGGGCGGTTCTTCCGCCGTGCCGGTAGAGTCTTGCGTGATCACCTCATCGTCTACGCCTGCATCATCGGTCGCTTGTGCGATCAGATCCGGCGCCTGTTCCGATTGATACTGATCAACCGATTCGATCTCCGAATTGGATTCCTGACCTTCCGCACCGGGGATATGGAGCAGGAAGCAGAACAATAAAGTGGCAATCAAAAAATGTTTCATGATATCGAAATATGATATGAAAGAATACAGGCAGCCTTTTGAAATACCTGAATGAGGCGATCAATCGATCTGAATAGAAGCCGCACTGGCCAGGAAGGCCGATCCGTCGAATACGAACGTCGCCACTTTGGTCTTGTTGGAGACCCCGGCAATGACCGGACCGGTCAGGTTCGTTCCGCAGGTCACGTCTCGGCCGGTGGCGTCGCTCGTGATCTTCAGGATCAGTTCGCTTCCGACCGGCAGGTCGTCAACGACATCCACGTTGATCGTGGCCGCCTGGCCAAGGGAAACGGAAGCGATCGTCTTGGCATTCGTAATGGAAAGCGCAATGGTGTCGGAATCCTCCAGCGTTTGCACATCGGCCGGTCCGAATGGAAATTTTACTACTTGGGACATTGTGGTGGTTTTGCGATTTTTTTAATACCCAGGGCCCTCGATTGCTGCTTATTCTTCAGCAGGTGTTTTCTTCGCGGCCTTGGTCTTTTTCTTTTCAGCGGGACGCTTGATGGTTTCTACCGGTTCCCCCGTACTGCGACTATGGGCCTCCGCCTGGCTCTTTTCCAGGAACGGCATATTGTCGCACACATAGATCTCCTTCTCTTCGGGGTACACCGCAAAAACATCCGCCCAATCCTTAGTCTTCATCTGTCTCGATTTCAAGCGGGCGGGACATTTGAGCCCCGCCCTATGAATGATTTCAAATTTGAGTGCCGGAATTACTCAGCGGCCTGGTAGATGACCCCGTAGCCTTTGTTGTCCGCACGGGAAGCCCGGCTACCGGCACGTACCAGGAAGCTGATGACGTCGCCGTAATAGGTCGGGTCTTTCATCTTCTCGAAGATCATGACGTCGCCCAGGGCGCGCTCTACGAAGCTGCGCTGGTAAAACAGGGCCACGGCAGCGTCGGAAGTGGCACTGGCGGCGCCCGGCGCTTTCAGCACCTGGCTGTTGTCGGCCACGAGGACAGAGCTGCGCTCGATGATCTGGAAGCCAAACAGCCGAGGCAGTTCGCCTTCGCGCAAATTCACCGTTTGTTGGAAAGCATAGCGCAGGTTGTTATCGCTCATCAATTGGTCGAACATATCGCTGTCGATGATGAGGTAACGATCGTCCTTCGGAACATTCATCTTGTTCAGCAGCTTCTTGGCTGCGCGCAATTCCGCTTCGGTGATGATCTTCCGGTTGCCGGTAGCGCCCGGCGCCGTGGCGGCTGCAGCGGTTCCCGTGGTGGCGATCTTACTGGCGGTCGGCACATTCTTAGCCACATCATACAAGATGTTGTCTCCAACCAATTCCATCATACCCTCCGTATCTTCCCGAATGATACTCTCCATCTTGTTGTAGGAAAGCTCCACCTGGTCGATGTTGGTGATCAGCCTGGGATCGGTCGTATACTCGTCCAGCGGATATACGATATCCGTATCATTGCGCTTATGCACGTTCGCCGGGAGGACCAGACGATTCTTTTTCGCGTCGGACGGTCCGCCGGATTGGGGGATGTGTACGACACTTCCGCCGACCACGTATTCGTCCGCATTCTTCATGGTGGACAAGAACTCGTTGCTCTTGAATAGAGCTTCTTTTACGAGTGGCTGCCACATTTCGACATTAACTGCCATTGCGTTTTATTTTCTGGTTTTGAAAAAGTTTTGTTGCGGTCGGCGCTATATCTTCAAGGGCTACGAGCTACACGCGGTAGTCTACCCCAAATTCGCTTTTGTACAGGTCGTTGAACAACGAGAAGTTGTTAGCCTTCAGTTCGCCCAGCGTGCCGGAAGCCTTGCGCTGCATTTCCGAAAAGGTCATGCCGTTATGCTTCACGGGGCCGGAACCTTGCTGGGAATGCTGCCCGCCAGGCACTTTCTTGCTGGGAATGTCGCTCAGGTTCACCTGGGCGCCCATGCTCTCCATCATGGCTTTCGCGGACTCGAAATCGACGTTGAGCAGCTTAATGAAGTGATCCTTCGCAGCCGGCAGAATCTTTTTGTCGGCCACTGCCTGGTCTACCAGTTGCAGGATTTCCCGGTCACGGATCGCCTTGGCTTCGTTCTTCAGGCGTTCGTTCTCGGCTTTCAGATTGGCATTTTCAGCGGATAGCCTTACCAGGCTGTTGACCTTTTCCGTTACCGACTCTTCGGAGGCGTCGGCATTCAATCCCAACAGGGCCGGGATGTTTTGGTATTTACTCATCTTTGCTTCGATTTTAGTGGAGGAATGAGCAGCCATCGTAATTACTGCGTTTAGTTCGATCGGTTGGTTGTCCTGGTCGTAGAAAGCGACCGCGTTGGAATTGGAGGGAATGTCGGCTACACTGATTTCCATGAGTTCCCATTCCGTGATGCTGTACCTTTCCCGGCCATACTTATCCGGCTCATCACGAACTACGCGGAGAGGACAGATCCCGAGGCTCGCGCTCCGGATAATTCCTTTCTCATACTTCTTTGAAATACGCTCGGCGAACTCATCTCCATTGTCGTCAAAGACCGGTGTCGCGAACAGCTTATTTCCGTCAGGTCTGAGATTAGTCCAATTACCGATCGGCAGGATCGCGTCTTTCCCTTTACTTCCGTCTACACGGATATGGTTGAACAGCATGATCGGGTTGTTATTGAACCGGCGAAAATCTCCCCCGGAGGTTACCACCCTGATGTTGTAGCTGTTATAAGACTCGTCCGATACCAGTAATTCTTTTGGCATTTTGCTTGAATTATGGCTACAATATTCACCAGCAATCGCGACACTCCCAAAAATCCCTGACAATACGTCCTGCCTAAACGTCACATTGGCCCTGATTCTCGCTTATCGCCCTTGCACAAACCTATTTTTGTGCTATGACGAGTAAAGAGAAACAAGAATACGCATACCTCCTCTACGTCAAGAACGACGGACTCACCCAGGAGGAGATCGCCCGGCGGGTCGGGGTGCATCCCAATACCATCAGTAGATGGAAGGACAAGAACAAATGGGATGAACTGCGAGAGAGCTTGCTCACCACCAGGCAGGAACAGTTGCGCCGGCTGTACATGCAACTCAGCGAGCTGAACGACCATATTATGGCCAAACCGGAAGGAGAGCGCTTCGCCAACAAAAGCGAGGCCGACGCCATGATCCAGATTACCCGGTCGATCGCCAACCTGGAGAAGGATATCAGCCTGGGAACAATCATTGACGTATTCATCCCTTTTCTCGATTTCGTGTCAAGTATCAATCCCGCCCAGGCGAAACAAATCGTTGAATTGCAGGATAGCTACATCAAAAGCATCATGAAATGACGGATAAGCAAGCGCTACAAAGGTGGGACCAGGTCGCGCAGAATATCCGAAAGCTGCGACCTGTAAAAGATGAAACTCCCAAGGAGAAGGAAGAGCGTATCGCCAGACTTAAAAAAGACTTTGTAGCTTTCTCTCAATACTACTTTCCTGAGTACACCGACGCCGAGTTTGCCAAGTTCCATATCCAGATTGCCAACAAGATCATTAAGAATGATGAGATCTACCTGGTCGCAGCCCTGGCCAGAGAGCACGGCAAATCTGTTTTGCTCGGGCTTCTAGTACCCGCCTATCTTATGTTTACTGGTAAGATGCACAACATGCTACTGGTATCGCACAACAATGATAACGCCTGCGAGCTGTTCATGCCGCTCATTCTGAACCTTGAGAACAATCAGCGCATCATAACCGACCACGGTGTGCAAAAAGGATTTCGAACCTGGGAAACCGGCAACTGGCACACGAATGAAGGATGCAGTTTTCGAGCCATTGGCGCAGGCCAGAGCCCCCGTGGAACCCGGAATGAAGAAAAGAGGCCAGACTTTATCCTGATCGATGACATAGACACCGATGAGGAAGCCAGAAACCAAAGCCGAATTGATATCAAGTGGAAATGGATAGAGCAGGCGCTTTTTCCAACTATGTCTATTTCCGGGATGAAACGATTTGTTTTTGCCGGCAACATCATCGCAAAGGAAAGCTGCATTGTAAAGGCGAGCCGGGTGGCCGATCACTTCGTTAAAGTGAATATTCTTGATAAACACGGCAAACCATCCTGGCCTCGATATACACTTGACCAGGTGAACTATATGCTGAGTAAGATCAGCTACGCCAGCGGTCAAAAGGAATACTTCAACAACCCGATTTCCGAGGGCTCAGTTTTCAAAGACATCACCTGGGGGAAAGTGCCGCCGCTGAACAAATTCCGTTTCTTGGTTGCTTACTGCGATCCCAGCTACAAGAATAGCCGCAAGAATGACTTCAAGGCCATCCCCCTGGTAGGAGAATACAAGGGCGACTTCTACGTGATTTCAGCCTTCGTAGAGCAGACCACGGTCGCGAAAATGATCGATTGGTTCTACACGCTGGATGAGAAGGTGGCCGGCAAAGCTACTCTCTACAACTATGTGGAAGCCGGAGGGCTACAGGAAACCTTCTATGAAGAGCTATTCTTGCCGCGGCTGATCGCCGCCGGGAAGGCCAAAGGCAAGTATCTGAGCATAAGCCCGGATCACCGGAAGAAAACGGATAAGTTCACACGGATCGAGGCAACTCTGGAGCCGCTCAACCGGCAGGGCCGTCTGATCTTCAATGAGCGTGAACGCGAGAATCCGCACATGCTCAGACTCGAAGAACAAATGAAAGCCATCGAGCCGGCACTGCCGGCGCACGACGACGGACCGGACGCCCTCGAGGGCGCCGTCTGGATTATCAATAACAAGCTGAATGTTTTCCAGGTGAAAGCCGGACAACAGAAAAAGCGCAGCGTAAAAAAGTACTGATATGGCATTTATTGAAAAGGCCGACCTGAAATTATCTATCCTGGTAGACGAACTGGATCAGATCGTTCGGGAAGACGATACCATCATCGAACAGGCGATCAGCGCCGCCGAGGCGGAGATGCGCGCTTATCTATACGATAGCTATGATGTAGACGCCATCTTCGCAAAAACCGGAACTGACCGGCATCAGCTATTGGTGAAGTACTGCGTCGATATCGCTATCTGGGGCATCGTCGCCGCTACGCAGGCCGGCCAGGATCTGGACGACCGCAAAGCCCGATACGATCGCGCCTGCGCATGGCTCAAGATGGTCCGTAAAATGGAAGATTACGCAGACCTGCCGAGAAGGTCCGCAACTGTTCAAACGCATATTCGCTACGGTTCCGGAACCAAGCGAAACAACTACTATTAATATGGTAAAGAAGATCAAAGACCGGATGATGAATATCCTGCAAGCGGTGCGGGGTGGGAGCACCAAAATTCTGGTCAACAACGTTACCGTTCGGCCGCCCAACCGGATCTCACAAGATATCCAGAATTGGCGCAACGCCATCCAGCAAGCGGAAGGATACAGCCAGCAACGCGGCCGGCTCTATGATCTGTATGAAGATATCCTCCTCGATGGATACCTGCTCAGCGTGAAAGGCCGCCGGGTTGCTAAGGTGACCAACCAGGAATATATTTTCGTCAAGGACGATGGTACTGTCGTCAAGGAAGTGAGCGATCTGGCCGAAAAATCATTTTTTGAGGATTTCATTACCGAGGTCATCAACTCCAAATTTTGGGGCCACAGCCTATTGGAGTTGCTATGGCCGGCGTTCGGTCAGGAAGATGAAGGAAAGACTATTCTCATCCCAAGAAAGAACGTGAAACCTCGCTGGTCGATCGTAACCAAGGATGAATACGACCTCGAAGGCGTAGACTACAACAAACCCCCGTTTCGTAACCAGGTCATTGAAGTCGGGAAACCCGAAGAACTGGGGATCTTGATGGCGATCGCGCAATACGTGATCTATAAGCGCGGTAACTTCGGCGATTGGGCGGAATTCGCCGAGATCTTCGGCATACCCTTCCGCTGGGCGACCTACAACAACGAACAAAGCCGCCAGGTTCTGGAACAAGCCCTGGAGGCAGCCGGGCCGGCCGGCTACGTCGTGGCGCCGGAAGACGCCAAACTAACCTTCCTCAATGGGAACCCTACCGGCAATGGATCGGATGTATTCCGCTTCCTTCGACAGGCGTGTAATGAAGAAATTGGCCTCGCAGTATTGACCAATACGATGACTACCATCGAGGCTCGATCCAGCGGCTACGCACAAAGCAAAACCCAGGGAGAGGAGGAGGAAGAATTGACTTACTCCGATCGTCGTTTCGTTCTTCGCGTGCTCAACGAAAAGCTCACTCCCTACCTGGAACGCATGGGCTACCCGGTAACCGGCGGAAAATGGATGCTGAAGGAGGACGAAATGAGCCTGGAGCAGCGTATTGAGATCGACATGAAAGTAAGTACTAAGGTGCCGATCGCGGCCAGCTACTGGTATGAAACCTACGGGGTGCCCAAACCGAAACCGGGAGAGATCGAAGAGGAAGATGAAGGCATGGGGGATGGCGACGATCCGGAAGATGACGGCGACGATCCAAATGATGGCAACGGCGATAACGGAGGCGACGATCCAAATGCCGACGAAGACACACCAGGTGAATTTTCGTCTCAAAAAAAAAATCTATCCCGCCCGGCGCAGGTAGCCCAATTCTATAACTTTCACCATACCGGATGTAAGTGCGGTAACTGCCTCAACCTGGCCGAGCTTCCGAGTACCAAGGTTAGCCACATTTCTGCTAACCTGGAACGAGCCCTGGCCACCGCCGTCTCAAAAGGTAATTACGATCTCAACCCCGAGCTTCACCGCCAGTACTATTCCCGGCTGCGCAAGTTCGCCCGTTCGGGCTTTGCGCGATCGCTGGCGGCCGCCGATGATTTTCAGGACTTCGAACTGCAACAAGGATTGCTTCGCAACATCAGCGAATTTGCAGCCGCTAAGCAGCACGCCCTCATTGAAGAGCTTAGGAACGTAGCCGGGAAAGCCGCGCCGGACTACAAACGCCTTAGCCGGGAGATCCTCGGCCGCTACCATGGCTCGTACCTCGATGCGGAACTGATCACCATCGAGTCAGCCGCCAACACCGCCGGGCAGTGGCAGGACTTCCTGGATCGGGCGGATCTGTATCCTAACCTCAAGTTCTCGACTGTTGGCGACGACCGGGTGCGCGGATCGCACGCCGCCCTGGATGGCGCCACATACCCGGTTAATGATCCTTTCTGGGATTCTCATACCCCGCCGCTCGACTGGCGATGCCGGTGCGTGCTCATCCAGACCAACGAACCCGTGGAGGCCAGGGCCGCGCCTGGCCAGGCACGGAAAGGATTCGGGAGCAACCCGGCCAAATCGAAGGCGCTCATACAACGTACGCACCCTTACTTCAATATGCCGGACGGCGACCTGGTCGATCTGCTCGAAAAAGCGGAAGCGCTGAGAGCAGCCATAGAACGACCAGGCATTGTAGCGAGGGCGGAGCGGGAAGCTGAACGGGGCTTGCGCCTGGATGGTTCGGATCTGGGTGTTAGCCGATCGGATATGCGCAACATCCTCGATAGCCGGAGCGATCAGGAAGGGGTTCGAAATTCATTACTGGCGGCGTTGTCAGTTCTTCTTGGAGAATTCACCGCCGCGGGCGTGGAGGCTGGAACCGGCTACCAGATTTACCAGGTGACGGTACTGGATACCATCTTCCAGTTTTTCTTTGCGAGCGAAGGCGACAGCCTGGCGCTCAAAAAACTGACGGCCCTATGAGTGGACTAGCTATGCACCTGGCAAGATTAAGAAGATCCATCCCCCAGCTACAGACGGAACTGGCGAACCAGGTGGTGGCAGTGGAGGCCGCCAAATTCCACAATGAGAACTTTCGCGCCCAGGCATGGACGGAAACGGGCAGGCCGTGGCCGCCCCGAAAGGACAAGACGGACAAGGGGCGCGCCATACTCGTGAAGACCGGCCGGCTGCGCCGATCGGCGACCACTGTACGCACCCGAGGCAACGTGGTAGACTTCATTATGCCGATCTATGGTAAGACGCACAATGAGGGCGGCAGGGCTGGGCGCGGCGCCGGCTTCCAGATGCCGCGCCGGCAGTTCGTCGGCCCAAGCCGAAAGCTTCAAGAGCGCATAAAGCGCAAAGCTGAAATGATTATTAACCGGCGTTTGAATCGCCTTTAAAGCCAGTTTTATGAAGGCCGTTTTTGTAGCCATTCAAGACAAGTTGATTGCCGACGTGCCGGCGCTGAAAATGATTGATTTCGACCTGGGGCAACTGGAACAAGAACCCCTGCCGCCGCTCGACTACCCGGCGGCGTTGATCTCCTTCGGAGAATCGCCCTTTGCGGATCTCGGCGGGCTCATTCAGCAGGCCACCGTATCTATTAACATCCGGCTGGCTTTTCGGGTGTATGAACGAACGCACAACATTGCCCAGAGCGCTTACCGGTCGATCGGCCTTTCTCACCTCGACACGATCGAGGCGGTCAAGTGGGCCTTGCACGGGCTGTCCGGCGATGACTTCGCATCGATCAGCCACCGCATGTTCTTCACGGAGCCGCGTGCAGATCTGCGCGTGTATAGCCTGAGTTTCGAAACGATTCTGACGGTCTTGCCGCCCGATCCGCAATACGTGCCCTGGGGCGACGGCGGCGGCGATGGCGATGGGCCGGATATCTGTATTCAGGATGAGGATGAAAATCCATTGGTGTAATGGCTGAGGATAAGACAACATTTGAGGAAAAGGCACGGGCTTGGATAACGCCCGTGCTGATGGGCGTGACGACGTTCTTTATCGTGCAGGTGTACTACACCATGCAGGAACTTCAAAGTAATATGCAGCTTCTCCTTATCAAAGAAGCTGCATCAACGCAAAGAATAGAACGCCTGGAGGAGGATGTGAAAAAGCTGGATCGAACAACCGAAAGACTAGAATCTGAGATTGAACAGTTTTACCGATCCAGCTTGAAAAGGTGATTATTTGTAGGCCACTATTCGCTTTATCTCTCCGTCCGATCCGATTACCGATGTGATAGAATGATCGACTCGGGCATTGAATGCATTCTTTACGGAATATTGCAGAACTATGGTGGCGCTGTCTTTATCGATCGGGAAGATTCTCAGATCCTGCGTACGGAAGCTATTCTTATTCACAAAATCAAAATTGTCCTTTATCCACAATTGATAGCTAACCAGCCAGTCGGATGACAACCCCATGTTTTGGTTATACCATTCACGCAATTCATCCATGGTCATTTCCTCCATTGTCTTGGCCTCGGCCGGCGGTTCCTCTATTTTCGGCGGCGTGATGACTATTGCGAGTATCGTGAAAATGGAGACACACACAAGCAGCACGCTGAATACATTCCATTCCCTCTTAATCTTCGGCGGCTCAACGCCCAAAATGTCGCGGGCGAAGGCGGCTTCCAGTTCAATGGCGGTCCTGCCCTTCTGAGTTGTCATTTTGTACTCCACGTTCATTTCTCGGAGCTTGTCTGTCCACTCCTTCAATTGTACGGTGGACGTCGGAACGATGGTGGTTTTCATCTTTTGATAATTTAATGGTTTGATAATTCTCCTTATACGGAGCTATTGATTCAATTGATTCATACCCGGCTTCCAGCAGGGCCGTTAATTCCATGATAGATAGATACATGCTTTTTACCGGGAAGGTAAGGAGACAGGCAGATAGGAGTGGTGACAGTTGCGATGGGGATCTTACCCGCAGATTAAAATAAATTCTTCGTTTCACGCAATTCACGTTGAAACTGATCTAGTTCCGTGGCCACGCAGATAAGTTCGTGTAAGTACAGTACGATTGATTTAAAGTTTTCTTTATCAGCAGCATTTGCATGGAGCATAGTCGCATAGTACAAAACTCGAATTTTGTCATTGTACTGCGTGATCAATTCAGCAATGATGGTCGTTCCGTCCATTGTCTACTTTGTTTTATTGATATAAAATTCAAGTGCCTCTATCACTAATTCGTAAGTTGATTTAGTTGATGTAACGGCCATACTAGGCCAGACATTAGGCGCTGGATGTATTTTACCTGGATAGTCGCAGCAATTTATGATCAATACCGATCTTATCTCCAACAATTGACGTTCTGCTCTTTCCAGCTTTTCTTCCAGTGCTCTGACTTGATCTGATGTATTCATTTGTTTCCTTTTAAAATAGTGATAATTGGCCTGTTCTCTCAAGAAAGACTTTATTGCCAATCGGTTCAATAGTAGCCCAATGGATGATCTTTGTCTTAATTGGGGCGTGCTCATGCAATAGTTCAATCCGTATCCTTGATGATGATGATCCGGGGATATATGTGGCATGCCAAAACGGGTGGAATTCATCCGGCAAAGTAAAACCTTCCCAAGTGGCATATGACAATGTTTCCATTAGCGTCGGTTTGAGCGGTAGCGGCTGTATGATTCTTTTTATTGTGTATTCCACCAGGTCTCTCATGCCTGTTTATAGATTTTCTTAATCAGGTTATCCGCAACTTCCTTCCTGCGTTTAAAATCTTCCTTTGTGATGCTACTTCGAAAGATTTCTATCATTGCAGCTAGTTTGATTTGATGGCTCCTAAGCGCCCGCAATAATTCCTCTTTCTCCTTTTCAGTGATTTCGATTTTCATATTATCTATTTAGTTATTAGGGGACAATGCAGGACTCGAACCTGCGCACCATAAGCGATAAACATCATGGCAGGGCTTACGTGGACTTATCAGGTCCTCTTTACCCGGACGGGGATATAATCCCCCGCTCTACCTACTGAGCTAATTGTCCCATGAAAATCATTTGTAAAATTCATGCTCTGATTCTGCATTGTTGCAAACACACCGATCAAAAGGCCGGTTGCAATACGGGCATTTCTCTACCTCCTTTTTTTTGGAGGGCTTGCTCTCCTTCTCGCATTCGTCGAGGTAGTCGTTTAGGAAGATGCTGCATGGGCAGTCCGGCCAGGTGGCGCACTTTGGGGAACAGATGTCGTTTTTGGGCATGATTTAAAGTTATCGGGTTAAGAATCCTCTTCGTGTATATCCCAGCGGTTGTCAACATATATATAGCTATGTTCAAATCCATCTATGTTCATCCGGTAAAATCCTTTGTCGACACCTGTTACGAATTTCATCACTACAATTCTTTCAGTCGGTACAAGACATAAAAACAATGATTTTGGTTGCCGCTCTATCAGGTTACGCAATTCCTCGATCCATTCTTTTTCCTCTTTCGTAAGCAATGCATTCCTCCATCCTCTGGCTTTTTCAAGGCGGTACATTCTGTAATCTTCGTACGCTTGTAGATACGCGTCTTCCCCACCTTCAACACACCAGCCGCCAGGCTCGCCCAGCGTTGGTTCTTCCCATCCGTAGTCTTCTTTTTTTGGTTTATTCATCGTTTGCTTGTTTGTTGTATGCCGCTCTATCGACTAGTATGATAATAGGCACTACGGATTCATCTAATAATTCAAGTACAACGTTTCCAGAAACACCCATTTTGATTATAGTCCCATTTGCATTGTAGTCAGCCGCAACCATGTCCATTCCTATACGAACAAGCGCTGTGCCTTCTTTTGTGTCTTTGACATTCAGTTCGTCAAGTATTTGAAAAAATCTTTTTTCTGACATTACTTTTTTTTGTGAAAAAGTCCCAGGCAAGCTATCTCTTAGCGGACTTTCACCGCTTCCTGGGACCAGGTCCGTGGAATACAATATTTCTTCAATTCTGAACACCGGCCACGCTGTCTTCATTCGTGTCCGTGTAAAAGATCAGGCTGTCTTTCCTTATTAGTTTGTCGTCGATGCGAAAGACGTGGTTGTTCACTTTCACCGCCAGTTGATACGGCCGTTTCTGGACGATGAAGAGAGAGATGTACACTCGGCCAATATCTTCCACTCTCGACCAGGTGTGGCGGTGGCATTCGCCGAGTCCTGGGTAATCAATCTTCGTTTCTCCCATGTAGAAGAGGTCTTCCGCGTGGCCGTTGGTCCATTTTACCATGCTCTTGGTCAGCACGATGGCGCCGGCGGCCAGTTGGTTCTGATGGCCGTTTTGGTGCTCGATCGTGATCGCATCGTAATTCAGCGTAAAGTTTTGGCCGCTTCCGGCCAGGGCCGCCAACAGGATGGCCGCCAATAGGATCGTCTTTTTCATTTGTTAGTAGATTTAGTTGCGATATGAAATTATTTGATAAGCTTCCTGATCACGGTCTTGATATTGTCGCCATGATCGATTTCCAGTTGTCCTTTCTTGTTCCTCCTTGCTCTGGCCAGGTCGGCGTTTAACATCGGCTCCCGGCCTTGTGTGACTAGCTTCCCGTTCATGTAGGTCCACTGTATTACCTCTGTTGTTGTTTCTCCCACCATGCTTCAGCTTCTTTTGATGTTTTGAATTTCTTGAGGTAATTCCTTCCGTTTGGCGGCCTCTCCGGATTGCTTGAATAAGCAATTGATCCGCCTGGGTATACATACCACATTAGTCTCGCTTTACCAGTTCGTGCCAGTTCCGACCTTGCGTCGCTACCGGGATCGGATCTATGTGTAGGCGGTGAAGTGATTTGTTGTCCAGGTTGTAGGCGGCGCGGAGCTTGGAGGGTAACAAGATATCCGCCCGAATAGATCCATTCTCAGAGACCCGGAAACACTTCGTGTCTGCTTCCCCGTTAGCGATGAAGTAGCGGCCGCTTTCGCTGTCTCTTGCCAGCACTATCGCTTTCGTGTCCTGAATGTCGAGCAAGTTCCTCGCCGATAGGCTCAGTGTCATCGAATCCTTCGGATTCAGGCTCATAAATGGGCTCTGGTGCCCGCCTGCGCCCTTCGGGGCGGGCTTGATGATTTCCAGTTTCAGATTTGCCATGGTTTTTATTTTGATGAATAATATTGTATTTGATTACCATCAGGTCGTATATCTCTAATATGCCGTATTCTCGAAGGCTGAAATGATCTTCGGTCTTTTCAGCTATGCCGTTGATGTCGTAGCAGCAATCGCCATGCTCAAAGATTGCATGGTTGCCGTCGTACAATATTTTACCCTGGGGAAAGATCTCTAGCAGGATCATGGCCAGCTTCACGCAGCTTCCGTTCGTGTAGACCTCCGCGGCGCCTTCAAAGGAATCTCTGATCCGGTCGATTACTTTCAAAATTCTTAAATGCTCTCCCATGATTTTTTTCTAAAGGCTCCCCCGCCGCCAGGCGAGGGAGCGATAAACAAATGATTCAACTATGAAAGACTCTTGCGATCGGGTGGGGAATCGAACCCCGGCCCGATCTCGCCAATACGTTCACGGCGCGTCGGTGGTCACGGTGGTAGTAGTGGTGGTGACGGTGGTGGCGGCGGTGGTGGTGGTTTTGGCGGTGGTGGTAATGGTAGTAGCTGCCATCCGGCTTTTCAACTGGTGAATCACGGATCGAAGCCCTCGGACCGCAACCCATTCGGGAAACGATTCTTGTCCGGTTCAAGTGGGGGGCTAACCAGATGCACCGGGGTTTGGGCGTATGCGTCTTTATCCGGGCCTCACCAGTATGTATCCGTACATGATTGTGAAGGCCAGCCCGAAAAACAGGTTGAGAGGTATCACGGCGGCCAGGATCACCCAGCGGGGAAACTTGTACAGGTATACCAGCGGGAGCACGATAGCCAGATGATAGCACAGCATCATGATCGACTTGAGAAGATGCCAGGCGTCAGTGAGCGATACCAGCCAGGTGGTAGCCCCTGGGAAGGCCGGCCGGGGATCGGCCGGCCAATTCTTGTACTTGTTCTTCCAGCTTTCCTTGGGGTCCCAGAACTGGCGACCTTTCCAGAGGAAGGTTTCCCCTTCCGATTGCGGGAAAATGCTAGTGCTGTAGTGGAACTGGAGCGTATCCATAACGCCGTTGACCAGGCCGCCCAGGAAGATCAACCCGAGGCAGGCGATAATGACCCAGTACTTACGATACTTCAGTATCTGTTCGCGTAGATTTTTCAGAAACATGATGATTGTTATTAGTTAGTGACAAAAGTGATGTTTCAGACACGGGATCGTGTCCTTCTCTCGAAAGGAGCTTGAGGTAATCGATCTCCACTTTCGCGCTCAGATTGATCTGATGCGCGACGTCGGCGATCGCCTTGGCGCGTTCCACGTCGATATCGCCATCCTTTAGTAACTCGATGGTTTCGAATAAGTGGTTGCGCAGATCTTCTATTTTATTCCTCGGCATGTTCTATGGCTTTTCTAAGTTTGTTAAGCGCTCGTATGCTTTGTTTCAATTCTTCCGGGTATCGATGTATCGTATTCCTTCTCATGTTTTCCTCCCTGGATATGCACTCCAGGTTTTCCAGTTGGGGGTTGAGCGTATTGCCGTCCTTGAAAATCACCACATGCCCTTTCGGGACCGGTCCGTTAGCCTGGCGCCAGATGTGTAGACGGAGCGGCGTCCATTTCTTGAGTTCGAGTCGAATCCACAGTTCCTTTCTTCCTTTCTGATGGCGGATGGTAATGGCTCCGTCGTGCTTAGTGTTGTGCGGCAGGTTCCCTTCTTGGAACCTGGTCTCAACGCTGCGTCCGCCGGCCTCAAACTCTATTCCTTTGTTCCAGGGGTCGTCCCCCTTTTTGAACCTTGTCTTCTTTCCCTCAATCAAAAGGTTTATGTGCCCGCTCTTTACCGGATCACGTTTGAATGCTTCGCTCTTTTTAAGGCCGAGATCCCTGGCTTTCTGCGATATTGATGAGTAGGATCGGCCGAGATGGTCGGCAATGTCCTGGGTGAGTTGATCAGGGAAATGTTTCATGATGTACTCTATTTCCGTATCGCTGTAAAACCGCCTAGCCATCTTTCCTGCTTTTCAAATCGACGCTGCATCCGGGCTCGATCTTCACCCAGCGGAAGAGGCAAAAGGCTAAATCCGGATTGGGTTTGTTCTTGTACATCCGCTCGATGATCTTGATCGTTTGCGGAACATTGTAGCCGGTATCCAGGCCGCACACAAATTCGTTGAGATTTGCACATTTGGTTTTGCGAACTCCTTTGAGTTCGGCAACGCCCAGGTATTCGTCTTTCAGGTAGATGTCAAACACAAACCCATGCTGATATTTGCCTTCGTTCCACAAGCGTAAAGTGGTCCAATACTGGCCGTAGAGCTTGTTGTTCCAGTTGTACGAAAATCGAAGGTTCTTTACACCTGCCATCAGCTTTGCTTTTTTTTGACCTCCGCCTGGAGAGTGGAAATGTCGAACCCGGCATTTTCCAGCGCCCCAAGGAACGGCAACAGGTTCTCGAAAATGTTCACATGCTGATCAGGACGGATGCCCTGGGCGTCGATGGCCACCATCGGTTTGCCTTCTATCATCTTCCCGATTACTTTGATCGTGTCGCTCATTTGTTGCTAATTATGGCCAGGGTGTTGACCGGTTCACTATTTGTCTTTTTGATCAGTAGCTTTTCGTCTTCCGTTAGCTCCAGGTAGAAATCAATATCTTTCGGGTGCAGTTTGCGCATCTCTCGTTTTAGCATGAGCCACAGGTGGGTCATGTCTAGCGGCAGGTGCCCTTCCGTGTTTTTCTTTTCGACCATTCGGCGCGCTTCCGCCAGGATGGTTTCCTGTAATGCGCTGTTCGGTTTCAGTCCGTATTCAATCTTCCATTTCATCTTCCTCCCTGTTTTTCGCGTTCGGCCTGGGCGGCGGCTTTTGCAGCGGCCTCGGCTTCCATTCGTTTCTTCTGCCAATACTCGGGCCAGATCACATAAGTTTTGTTGCCGCCGAAGCGGCTGCGCGGGTAGGCTTTGTATTCGTGCACCCGCACCTTGATGTCGGCCATGTACTCAATGTCCTTTGCTGCCTGGAGCTTCGGCCGGCGGCCGGCGGCCCAGGCGGTGATGATGAAGCTTTTGTGTCCGAATCGGTCTACCAGTTCTTTGTACTGCTCTGTGGTCAGTTCCATGTAGTCGAGGCTGTCGATGATGCAAAACTTTGGGCTGTTCCGGCTGCCCATTCTTCGATATAGATCCTCGTAACCATCCTTGTCGCCTATGATCAGCTTTCCCTGCACTTCGTGCATGTCGTTGCGCATGAATGCTTTTTTGAGGCTTTCGCTCATGCCCTGCTCGAAGGAGTTCAGGTATACCTTTCCGAATTCGGCCAGGTACTTCGCGAACTGCACGACGAATTCCGTTTTGCCGTTCCCGCTGTCTCCGTAAATCAACATTCGGAAGTTTCTTTCAACCTCCCCGAAGCTTTCCAGCCAATTGCCGTCAAAGTCGTATGTACTGAAATTCTTATTGAGCAGATCATTTACCCCAAAGGCGCGTTTCACTCTTCTACCCATAAAATTCCGGGATATGGGTGTGCTGGAAAGCGATCTCGTAGCCGTACAGTTGGTCTTTCAATTCATCGACCAGTATCTGCGAGCGCGTGAAGAGATGCAATCCGCGGAGTTCATAGATAGGAGTGTCTGCCGCCTCGATGGCATTATCCAGACATTCCTCCAGGAGTTCTTTGTCCGAGTTCGCGTCAAAAACAAAGTGGTCGGTGTACTCTTCCGGCCAGAGGTTCGGGGCCTCTTCGAAGTTTACTTTTTTCATGTTCATGATGTTAGTAGCTTTAAAAATGGTTTTCAGTTTTTTCTGAACCTGCTCGACCAGGTCGCGATATTCATCCTCGTTCTTCAGGAAGTGTTCAAACTTATCTATTTGGTACATGACCGTACTGTGGTCCCTGTTCATGGCCTTGCCGATCCTGGCCAGGTTCCAGCCGAATCGCCGGCTGATGCCCGACACGATCCGACGGGCCTCCGCAAACCGGCTCTTTCTCGACTTGCCCATGATGTCGGTCACCTCCACATCCATTTCCAGGGCCGTGGCGATCATTATCATCTCTATACTCGGAGCGTTTTGCATATATTCAGGGAAAAAGCTCCCGGCGTCACGCCTAGAGATCGGCCGGGAGATCATGAACCGAAAATTATATTACTTCCTCAATTTCATCAGCAGGAGCCCTATCAGCCAGAGGAGCCACAATCCTGACAGGGTGAGAACACCGGCGATCAGCCAGTTTCGCTCTTTCCTGTAAGCGCTGTTTTCTATTTCATACTCCTTGACCAGGTTGGCCAGGTATTTCACCTGGGCGCCATTCTGATCTACCCGAACGGTATCGATGCGTTCCTGAAAAATGATGTCGCCCGGCGTGTCCTGGTAGATCGTCTTTCGGATGATCACCGTATCCGGCCGGCACGGAGGACACATTGTTGTATCAACATACTCCACGGTGTGCCAGGGCTCAATAATCGTCATCGTGTCGATGCGGTGTGCCAGCGCCCATTCATAGATCGTATCGGGCAGGCACGGTTCCGACTCCATCTTTTTAGTCGTTCCGCAGGCGGAAAAAAGGCTGATGATCAGCAGGCCGATACTAATGGCCAATAGCCAATCCAGTGTCTTCGTATTCATGGTTTTGATTTTCTTCAAGCTCTCGCACCTCCTTCTTGGCGTTTCGCGCCAGGTATCGGTAAAACGTGCGGAGCGAGATGTGATAAACTGGTTTGATGTACTTTCGGTAGATGTAGACATTCGGTAAATCAGGCTCCTTATGTTCCAGGTAGATGCGTTGCACTTCCAGCGCCCGCCTGGCACAGCTTTCTATTACCTTCTTTTCGCTCATGGTGTTGTTGCTATTTTGGGTGGATCGAAACGAAGCGGCTCGTCATCCCGAATACGCGGCAACCGGCTGCGAATGTAATGCAGGTTGGCCTGCCAGTGATCGGGGGCGTCCATCAGGTCGTATATCATAAAGGTCATATTGAGCGCCAAGGCTTCCGCCTCGTCCAGCTTGATGGAGTTGGCCGCTGAGATCCGGGCCGTCTTCGGGTAGATCTTCTTCTCCCAAAGTTTGGCAAGGATCATGATCAGCAGCATAGTGTGGTAATTCAACGGCGGGGGAACGCTGATGATATTGCCCACCCAGTGGTTCAATGCGCTCAGATCGTTTGCGCTCAATTTCAGTGTGCACTTTTTAGGAGCCATGTCGCTAGTTGTTTGCCGCCTGGTAGTTTTCTTCCTGGATGCGATCTTCACGCTTCTTGATCATGGCGCGCAGCTTCCTGGAAAGAGCCTTCAATTCCTCCTCGTTAAGCTCATAGAGCATCTTGCCGGCGATGCGTGGATTGAGTAGGAACCTGTTCACCGTGCTCCAATCTCCATTGTCGGCGTAGATGCCTAGCCGGTTGAGAAGAGTAAGGACCACACTCCGCGCTCTCCGAATGTTATCCGGCGTCTTCGTCCGGCTGCTCTGCATGGCGTTGAGGCGACGAATCAGTTCGTCGGCTTGTCTGGGGCTTAGCTCTTTGGAGCTTTCCACGCCATACGCGGCAAGCATATCGGCCTTGTAATCCATCAATTTCGCGCCCGCTAAGGCGGCGTGAAAGCGTTTTATGCGGTCCTTATCAAGCATTTTAGTCAGTTTATTGTGCAGTAAAGTGCATTTAGTGAAGGGTTATTGTCCTTTTACCGGGGTAGCTTAAACTCGTTTTCGTATCTTTTCTGTGACAGCCAGCGCTCCGGGAAGACCCGGTCGTGCGTCTTGTGCGCCATGTAAAAGTTATATTCTTTCACCTTCTGCATGGCCATTGCCCTGGTTGCGTCGTCCAGTTGTTCCCAGTGTTTTCGGGCGCGGATCTTGTTCCCCACTTTGTAATCGTATAGATCCCAGAAAGCCTCAAAGCTCAGATCCGTTTGCAATTCTGTTACTTTTACCGTTGGGCTCTTGATGGCTTTCAGGTCGATGGAGGTTTTCGGCAGGAAAGCCCATAGCCAGGTTCGTTGTTCGTCGGTCATCTTCAGGTTAAAATCCCTTAGCTCTACGTGCACCAGTTCGTCCTGGTCGCTGTACTTCAACAGCATGGAGATCGTATGCCGGGGCGTCTTGATTTGTAGCAGATAGTTCGTGGTCGTCATGGTTGCAAAGTTCTCGGCGCGCCGGGGGGCTACAGTTTCACAAAGAAGTCGTCCGGTTGATCTACCTTCACGCCCAGGGCCTTGAGCACCTCGGCGTCGGCTTTCTTGAGGGCGGTTTTGTCGATCTCCTCTTTCACCTTCACATACTCGCGCTTCCACTCCTCGTCGCCCATGATCGTTTCCAGTACTTTGTCCCATGTCCGTTTCCCGATGGTGATCAGCTTGGCCGTTGCCTTCCGGTAACCGATCTTAAGACCGGCAAAGTCAGTGCTGCGAGCATTGCCCAGCATTTCCTCCTGGTTGGCCTGCACGTACGCTTCGAGCGTATCTTTGCTGTCGTTCTGCGCGGCTATGAGGTTAGCCAGGTCGCTTTCGAACTTGGCGGCCAGGGCTGCCTGCTTCTGCTTGATGTGGTTGTTGATGCGCTCAATGTGCATGGTCACTTCCCGGTAGGTGTTCGCCGCGTGGATGGCGTCGTCTCTGGTGATTGCTTTGGTTTCGGTACTCACTATATTTATGGTTTGGTTAATGAATCGTGCCGATCAACTCCCGCTGCACGATGCGCTTGAGCCGGCGCATGTCGTCGATCATCGGGAGGAACTTCCCGCCTACCATCACCTCTTTGGGCCCGCACTCCTTCCAGATGGCGTCTTGCTTCTCCTTTTCCGTGATGCCGTTGGCCTCGCAGATCTTCCGCATATCTGATTTGCTTGCGCCATACAGTCGAATGAACTGGCGCCCGAGGCGGCTGTCTATCTCGTCGTATCCCTTCTTGTTGTAGCGCACTCCGCGCTTGATCTCCTCGCTCAGGTTCTCCGTTCCCAGGATGACCACGCCCAGGCGGTCCTCCGTTTCATTGTACAGCGGGATGAGGCTACGCAGGGCGGAGCCGTGCAGCTTGTCGGCCTCGTCGATGATCAGCAGGGGCCGGTATTCGTAGCGCACCAGGAAGAACTCTACGATCTCCGCCAGCAGGGTGTCGGCGCTCACGTAGCCGCGGGGCTGCTCAATGCCGAGCGTGCGGCACAGTTCGGTAAGGAACTGCTTTACGCTCCACTCCCGGCAGTGGATGTAGTACACCTGCTCGCGCTTGTACTTGCTGAAGAAAAGGAGGCTGCCGGCCGTCTTTCCGCTGCCGGCTTTGTGGCTTACGCACATCATCATGCTGTGCTTTTTGGCGTCGAGAAAGGTGGTTTCCAATACGCGGGTATTGAAGATGTTCTCTACCAGCACCCAGCCGTCGTCTTCCCGGTGGCCGAGACTGGCGGCGATCTTGCGCCACATATTGTCGGCGATCTGATCCCACTTCTCGTTCATCACATGGGAGATCGTGGCGGTGCTTACGCCCGCTTTGGTCGCGGTGGCCCGCTGGCCTCCGAGGTGGTCAATGCTGTCGGCTACCAGGGCCTGGATCTTTCTTTTTTGTTCGGTTCTCATCGTTATTATAATTTTGTCAATAGTTGCGAATCACTTGTAAGTCGATATCCTCGTCGTCATCTTCGATACGGGGCCGGCGGCCGGCCGGCTTTTCTATGCGGCGCTCTTCGCCCCGGTCTACCCACACGGCCGCCCGGTCTTCCAGCCACCTGGTCTGAGCATCGTCGGTTGTAGTCTTGTCAATGTGAGCCGCCATGAGCAGATCTACTTCATCGCCTGTTCCGGCTATCACTGCTTCCAGTTCCTCTTTGCGGCGCTCCCGGATCTGTCGGCGGGCGGCTTTCATTTTGGACATCCGCTCAAAGTCGGCGTCCGGCCCGTAGTATTGCACGGCCTGCTCCTCGATGGCCTCGCCCAGGAAGAGCGAGTTTACATCGTCGCCCGGCGCGAACAGGTACACTTTTGACAGGTCGTCCAGGTCGTAGTAGACATTTACCTTCTTGTAGTTGGCAATGATCTCGTAATCCTCAATGCGATATACATAGTCGGCTTTGTGGATGCGCATCCTGATCAGACCGTTGTTTCGGATCGTCTCGCTGCGCATGGTTCCGAATAGTTCGATGCGGCAGCAATCGTCGATCGGGTGTACGTTCGGCGTCTCGCTCATCATATACAGTTCCTTCGGGCTTTCCTTTACGGTCGAGTTCTTCCGGCTGTATTCGCATAGCGGCGTGGTGCGGTAGTTGTTCACCACGGCGGCGGCGGCGCGCCAGGCCATGTCAAAGTCGAAACCTTCACGCCTGGCGGCCTTCTTTGCGCTCGCCAAATACTCCGGGCTGCGGTGCGCGGCTTCGCGGCTGCTCTGTACGCCCTGACCGTAGAACCATTTGAAATCCTGCATAAATACATCTTGCAGGGTAGAGAAGCATCTCTCCAGGTGGCTCTTACTAGTTGCCGTACTCGTTACGGTTACCTTCACTCCTTCGCGCTCCATGCGCCTGGTAAGCAGCGTCCATTCGTCGGTATTGTGGCCTGGGAACCGGTCGTGTACCAGTTCGTAAGGCAGGTGCCCCGTGTAGACCACCGCCATGTTGAGGGCGTGAATGTAGGCGTAGCGATCCTCCTTCGTGTCAAAATGGAAGCCGATCAGGTCGCCGCTGTGCACGTCTCGCACGGCTACGATTATCATGCTCCGTTCCTTCCCATCGGAGGAACTGTGGGGGATGAAGTTGATTCGGGTGCCGTCCATCTGCCAGCAGTCGCCGGCGTAGAGGGCGCCGGCGATGGGGAGGTAATCCCGGTAGTCGGCGCCCTTGCGTCCGCTGCGATGGCGGGCCGCGCCCGTCAGCCACTTGCTGCGTGGCCGGCTGAAGTAATGCGTTATCCAACTCTCGCTCGGCGACTCTTTGCGGGCTATCTGGCACATCTTTAAGATGCGTCTTGCTATGTGCGCATTACTGTAGTTCTCGGGGCGGCTGCGCAGGTACATCATCCAGCCTATCACCTGCTCGTCGCTATAGGGTTGCCGATTGTTGTTGTTCTTCCGCGGCAGCTTGATTACCTTCGTCACCTTCTTTCCTTTCACCACTCTCATGATCTTCTCCTTCAGCCGGCGGTAGTTCTTCGGAAGGTATACCCAGCCGCGCCGCTTGATCACGCTCGATAGGTTGCGGTAGTAGTCGTTGCTGCTGGTTGGCTCCATCGCGGAGATCTCCCGCGCCGCGAACTGTATGACCGCACAGGCCCGCGCCAGGTGCTCGGCCTGCAAATCGGTGCAGCCGGCGTAGGCTTTTAGCCAGGGGCTCAGGTCTTTCAAGTATTCCAGCAGATCGCTTTCCATGCTGCTCTGTACGTTGCTCTTCATGGCCTTCTCGTAGCGGGCCAATAACTCCTCCTTCGGCGGCAACTGCCGCTTCCGGTTGTCGGGCAGCCGGTCGTAGTCGTAGTAGAACACGTTCCGCTTGCGGGCGTAGCGCCAGCTTGCGCCGGTGTCCGGCAATACTGCTTGCTTGCGCCGGCGTTCACCTGTCACGGTGTTCAGGTAGTTATAGCGGTGCTTTGTTCTCAGCTTGTACTCGGTAAGTCCTTTGATTGATTCCACAAGGAATCCTTCACTGATCCAAACGACCACTCGTTTGTCACGTTCCCGGCGCGTCCATATGTCTTTTTTCTGAAATTGCATATGACGGGATACGTTTATCGTTGTGTAATGGAGGGGGTGAGGGAATAGATATGGTACATCTTGTTTATCCTGGATTATTTTGTTAGTAGTTGTTACCTTAGTGGAAAAGAAGGCCGGCCGAAACCGGCCTTCATCACGATCAAAAAACAAATCTATTATGAAAGAATCTCTCCCTGAGTTGTTGCTAGACGGGTTGCAACCCATCTTCCATCAAGTAGTTTCAAATGCCGCCAGGTCTCGCGCCATTGAAGAAATACTCATTCATCACGACCTTTCGGCGATGCCCCCCGATCAACGTGCTGAGTTGATTCGGGAGAAGACGGATCATTACTATGAGTATTATCAAACTTTGCTGAACGAACAGGTTCAATCAAGGTTCGGCAAATAAGATCTCTAATTTCCTGTGCAGTCAGATCCGGATCTTTATCCATATCGATCTTTATCGTGATGTTGATAGTCATGATGGTAATTTAGTGGGACAAAAGGCCGGAAGTCATAGCGACCTCCGGCAGTTATCCCATATCTATTATGCAAGTTAGCCAACGTCTGCGGCCAGGGCGCCTTCCATCTGCCGGCGATACGCCGGCGCAATATCCGCTACCGAACGGCTGAAGCGCATATGCTTCAACCGGTAATCCTTTAGCACCTCTACCGCTATATTCAATATGTCAATGTTGTTCCGCTTGCCCTTGAGCACCAGGTACACGTACTGCCTCGTATACCCGCCCTCCTTCAACTCCTTGGTGCGCTCTACGATCTCCACCATGTATCCCCGGCGTTCTCTCAGCGCGTTAAAAACTTCGTTGCGGGCTTGCTCTATCATCTTTTATTTGTAGCTTTGTTTTCCTTGTGTTGTCAATATGTTTACAATTATAGCCCTTTAAAAGGTCATTTGCAATTTTAAAGGGCAAAATTAACAGTTTCTTAACTATTAGCTTTGAAATTGCTATCCAAAAACCTGGTTTACCTTCGGAAAAAGCAAGGATGGTCTCAAAAAGATATAGCAGATCTGCTACAGATAACTCGCTCTGCTTATTCTAATTGGGAATCTGGACAAGCTTTACCCCCTATTGATAGACTATACAAAGTGCTTAGTCTGTACCATGTCACATTTGAGGACATGACAGAAATAGATTTGTCCTCTAAAAGGGCAGAATCATTGAATACTCCACGAATAGGAAATATATGCTACCTGGTGCCGGCGTCTGCACAAGCTGGATATGCCGAAGGCTGGTCAGACGAACATCCGCCCAGGCTTAGCGAGGTACTCATTCCAGGTATTCAAGACGAGGGCGCCCGCGTGTTTGAGGTGAGCGGCGACAGCATGAACCCGATCCTTATGGACGGCGACTATGTAGCCTGCACGCGGGTAGAAGACGCCAGGCATATCCGTGATGGGCTGATTTATGTAATTGTAAGCAGGTATGGAGTATCGGTTAAGCATGTACGAGTGGTAGAGGATCACCTGCTTTGCACGCCGGAGAACACGCATGGCTTTGAGGCGTTTGAAATGCAGGTAGAGGAAGTGAGGGAGCTATGGGAAGTGAAGATCCGTATCACACGTCATATACTCACCGGCCGGCTGCAACAGAAGCATATAGGCGCCGGCAAAGGCGGCAGCAAGCTGGAGGATCTGCTCATTAAGCTGCTCGACCAGGCCGGCGGAGATCATTGAAACGCTGTTTTAACCCCGTTTAAGGCCCTGCAAAACGCGGTTTAAATGCGGCCGAAACGCACGTTTTTGGCTTTATCGTGCAGGCCAGCGCACACGTATTTTTAGGGGGGACATTTGGGGGGACATTTGGGGCTGTGTTCCAAATGTGCAAATTTTATGGACAATGTTTGGGCCTTGGCTTTTGTTTGTTTTTCCCACTTTGTTGCTTGTTTTATCTGTTTTTTGGCTTGTTATTCCCACCTTTTGGCCGAAACTGGCATTTTGCCCACTGCTTTAGGCTGTTTTATCACCACATTCCCACCACCGGCCACTTTCACCGAAATACAACCTTAACAAGTGTTAAGAAAATGCGTGTTTAGCCTGAAGCGTAGGTATAGCAAGGGTTTTAGGCGTTTTGTGGATTTTCGACCTTTTTATCTATCTGTGTATATTATCTGTACATTTGGAGTTGTGGGCTATAGGTGGATCAGTTCCTGAATATGGAACAGACG